TAGAAAGTATAAGTGTAAATCATTCGGCAACTATTGCTAGTGCAACTAATGCCGGTGTCGTAACAATAAATGCAGCTCACGGATTTGAAGATGGTATGCAAGTATTATTTGCAGGAACATTAATTGCTTCAGATTCATCTACCGTATCATCAAAAGTATTTACAATAAGAGATACAGATTCAACAACTTTTCAATTGTATGATGGAACATCAACTTATACATTAGGCAGTACAACTATTTCAGGTACATTTAGTCATACAACTGTCGCTGTATCAGATGTTCAAGGAGTATTTGTTGCAAGTGAAACTGTAACAGGGGGAACTTCATCAAATACAGGTGATATTCAGGCAGACGCTTTTGGTAAAAAAGGTGTAGAAATATTTGACTTCTCAGCTGTTAAACAAATTTCAATGGCGGGTTCGCCAACATATACTGCTGACACATCTAGAACATCATCAACTGGAAGTACATTAACACTATCGGGAACAATTACTGTTGCAAATAGTAGTAATTCAATACAAGGATTTGGTACTAAGTTTGAAAGTGAATTAAGATTAGGTGATAGTATTACATGGATAGATGACGCTGGTACAACTAATACTGCTGTTGTAGATTTAATTATTTCTGATACATCATTAGAATTATCTGCTAATGTAGGTGGTTCAGATGTATCAACGAAAACTACTGTATCTAGAACAAGAGCAAAACTTCAAGACGCTAATAAAAATATTGCAATTTCAAAATTGCCACATAAAACTATTAAAACATTAAAAACAACTACCAACTCAGGTGTTGTTGATACAAGTTTAAAAGTAAGAAGACAATTTACAGGTACTTTATCATCTGCTGGTGAAATTACAATCTCATGTTCATCTAATGAAACATTTAGTGGTGTTGCAGAAGGTGATTATATAGTTTCAATTATATCTACTGGTGCAGGTGGTTCAGGTGCTGTTGGTGATGTATTAAGTATTACCGGTAACAGTCATGAAGGTGATGTTATATTTTCAGCACCATCAACAACTACATTAAAGTTTGACTTTGGTACTAACTTTAATGCTCATGTTGTAAAAATACTTGCAACAATTACAAGAAGTACAGTATCATCTAAATCTAAAACTTTAAATACTGCTCAAACACTACAAGTATCTACAGAGGCACTTGCAACTGCAAGAGGTGGTGTTAAGATAGGAAAGGCAGATGTATATGAAGTAGCAAGTGTATATATGGCAGCTAACTTTAGTACTAATGCAACAACAAGTGATACAGATGTTACAGACAATTACGAATTAGATAACGGACAAAGAGATAACTTATATGATATAGGAAGACTAAAATTAAAACCAGGAAAATCAGCTGCAACAGGAAGATTATTAATTACATTTAGTTTCTTCTCACATGGTGCTGGAGATTTCTTTGATGTTGATTCGTATTCTGGTGTTGTAGATTATTCTGTTATACCAAGTTATGAATCAGATACAACTGGTGAAAAGTTTGAATTGAGAGATTCTTTAGACTTTAGACCAAGAGTAGATGACGCTTCATCTATTAATGCTGGTGATGGACAAGATAGACAATTTAGTGGTACAGGCGCTTCTGTTATAGATGTTGTCAAGTTTGGTTCAGATGTAACAACTGACCATGAGTTTTATTTAAATAGAATTGATAAAATATTCTTAGATAAAGAAGGTTCATTTAAAGTAGTGAAAGGTTCTTCAGATTTAGAACCACAAAAACCAGAAGATTTAGATACTGCAATGCATTTATATACAATTAGTATACCTTCTTATACTTTATCACCTGAAGAAATTGATATAAAAAGAGTAGACAATAGAAGATTTACTATGAGAGATATTGGTAAATTAGAAAAACGAATTGAAAATGTTGAATACTATACACAACTAAGTTTATTAGAACAATCAGCACAATCATTACAAATACAAGACGCCGAAGGATTTGATAGATTCAAAAATGGATTTGTCGTAGATAACTTCACAGGTCATTCAATAGGTAATGTAGGTGATGTTGATTATAAATGTGCTATGGATTTTGCAAACGGCGAATTAAGACCAACTCATCATACAGACGCTATAAGTTTAATAGAAAGAGATGATGATGATACAGTAATTTTAGACGCTGACAGAACAGACACAAATTATCAGAAGACAGGTGATTTATTAACATTACCATATTCTGAAGTAGCAGAAATTACTCAACCATTTGCAACTAAATTAATACCTGTAAATCCATTTGATATATTCACATGGACAGGATTTGTTGCATTAACTCCTCCAGGAGATGAATGGTTTGAAACAGAAAGATTACCTGAAATAATTAGTAACGAAACAGGACAGTTTGACACATTAGCTGCAAACATATCCGGTTCTAATGTTTTAGATAATCCTTTTGGAACAGTTTGGAATCAATGGCAAGATTTCTGGTCAGGAACTCCAGCAGATGTAAGTCAAAATGCAACAGGCAGAACTCAAATAACAGGTAGAAGACAATTTAGTATTGATACAATTACATCTTCTCAACAAGTATTACAAAACAGAACAGGTGTAAGAACAAGACTTGTTACTGCTGAAATGAGAGAACAACTTGGTGATAAAGTAGTTAGTCTTAACATAATGCCATTTATCAGAAACAGAAGAATTACATTTAGTGCAACAAGATTAAAACCTAACACTAGAGTTTATCCATTCTTTGATAATGTTGCTATTACAAGTTACATTACTCCAGATGGTGGTAGTGAAGGTGGAAACTTAGTAACAGATTCAAACGGCGCTGTATCAGGAACATTTTTATTACCTGACCCAACTGTGGATGCAAATCCAAGATGGAGAGCAGGTCGTAGAGTATTTAGATTAACATCATCATCAACAGATAGTAGAACATTAGAAGATGTAGAAACAGCTGGTGAAGGCGATTACACTGCTAGAGGTATTTTAGATAGTGAAAGTTCAACAAGAGAATTTAATATTGTTAGAGATAGTACTGTAGATGATAGACAAATTACAAGAACATCAACAAGAGAAACAAGAAGATTTATAGGTTGGGTTGACCCACTTGCACAATCATTCTTAGTAGATGATTCTGGTGGTATATTCTTAACTTCATTAGATTTATTCTTTGGATTAAAAGATAATACAGTACCAGTAACAGTACAAATACAAGAAATGGTAAATGGTTATCCAGCACCAAGAATTGTACCATTTAGTACTAAGACATTAAATCCAACATCAGTTAATACAAGTAATGATGGCACAACTGCTACAACATTTACTTTTGATTCTCCAGTTTACTTGGAAGAAAATAAAGAATATTGTTTTGTAGTAATAGCAATGTGTAATACTTATCAAGTTTATGGAAGTAGAATGGGTGAAAAAACTCTAGACGGTACAAGAAAAGTATCAAGACAACCATATGCTGGTGTTTTATTTAAATCTCAAAACGGTTCAACTTATAGTGCTGACCAAAACGAAGATTTAAAATTTACTGTGAAGAAGGCTGCGTTTACAACAGGTTTAACTTCAACAGTTACACTTGCAAACGATAGTGTATCTTCAAGAACATTAAATACAAACCCAATTAGAACAACAAGTGGTTCACAAACATTTAGAGTGTTCCATAAAAATCACGGCATGCATACTACTGCAAACAATGTAACAATTAGTGGTGCAAATGCAAGTAATGGTATACCGGCTGCAACTATAAATGCAACTCATACATCAATATCAAATATAACTTTAGATAGTTATGATATTACAACAACTGATAGTACAAGTGCTACAACTACTGGCGACGCTGGTGGTGCAAGTGTTGTTGCTTCACAAAATAAAGCTTATGACGGTTTACATGTTGCATTACAAACAATGACTGTTCCTGGAACAGGATTAACATATACTGTTAGACCTACATCAGGTACTTCTGTTAATGGTACAGAATCATCATTTAGTAAAACAAGTGAAGATAATTCTGTGTCAATAATTGCAAACGATAATATATACTTTACATCACCTAAAATGATTGCAAGTGATATAAATGAAACAAATGAAATGTCTGGTAGTAAGTCAATATTAATTAAGTGTACTTTATCATCAGATAATGCAAACTTATCACCAGTTATAGATACTCAGAGAATGAGTGCAGTATGTATAAGTAACAGATTAAATAGTCATACATCAAGTAATCATCCAGACTTTAAAGATGATACAACAAATGAAGGTACAACTTCGGATGCTGTATATGTAACAAGACCAATCGTATTAGATAATACATCAACTGCTATAGATATTAGATTATCAGCAAATGTACGGTCAACTTCTGAAGTAGAATTATATTACAGAACAACAACATCTGCTGAAGTTAGAAATGTAAGAGATATATCTTGGACACCATTCAATACGGCTGGTGAAGAAGATACAACTGTAACACCTGCTTCAAATTACTTTACATTTAGTGAATACAAATATACGGCAAGTGCTTTAACAGGATTTGACGCCTTTCAAATTAAAATAGTTATGAAAGGAACAAACTCTGCTTACCCACCAAGAATTAAAGATATGAGAGGGGTTGCATTAGCATTATAATGTCAAGATTAAAAGTAGAAGGTCATGTTAGTTTAGTTAGAGATAATATATCTAAAGCTGTTATAAATACTAATAGGGCAGACTATCAAGAATATATGCATAGAGCAAAAGCAAGAGAAACTCAAAGAGATTCTCTAACTGACGCTATAAAAGAGATAAATAGTCTAAAGAAAGAATTATTTGAAATTAAAAAACTAATTAAAGAGAGAGCATAATGTCATTTACACCAGTCGGAACAACAGATACATTAGAAACCTTTAGAACAAGGTATAATGCAACTAGTATTACATTGGTTGATGATTCTTCAACTTCGGTAGATATTACACTTGCAACAGATAGTTTAAAAATATCTGGTGGAACTGGTATCGCTTCTGCTATATCAGGTGATGTTATTACATTATCAGCTTCTGACGCTTCAACATCTGCTAAAGGTATCGCAAGTTTTCATAGTGATAACTTTGCAGTATCAAGTGGTGCAGTTACGATTAAAGATGGTGGTATAATAAGAGCTGAAATAGCTGCTGACGCCATTGACGGAACAAAACTAGCAGATAATGCTGTTAATTCAGAACATTATACTGATGGTTCTATTGATACAGACCATATTGGTGATGACCAAGTTACAGCAGCTAAACTTGCAAACACATCTGTTACGGCAGCTTCATATGGTTCTGGTAGTGCAATACCTGTCATAACGGTAGACGCTCAAGGAAGAATTACAGGTGTTACAACAGCAGCTGCTTCATCAGATTTAACAATATCAGATACATCTTCAACTACTGAAACTTTTACACTAGGTAGTGAAACATTAAAATTTGCTGGTGGTACAGGCGTAACATCTGCTATTTCAAGTGGTACTGTAACTTATAGTTTTGATGGTACATCATATACAACTTTTGTTTATACTGCTACATCAGGACAAACATCATTTAGTGGTGCTGATGGTAATGGAAATACATTGGCATATTCTAATGGTAAAAGATTAGTATTTTTAAATGGTGTATTATTAGATGAATCAGATATAACTGCTTCAAATGGCACAAGTGTTGTATTATCTAGTGGTGCATTAGTTAGTGATATTTTAACAATACAAGCATTTGCAGTAAATGTTATATCAACATTAGACGCTAACGGTTCAGAATTTGTACTTGACGCTGATGGCGATACAAGTATTACTGCTGACACAGATGACCAAATAGATATTAAGATTGCTGGTGCAGATGATTTTGTATTTACAGCAGACAAGTTTATGGCAGCTGCTAGTTCAGGAATACTTTTAACAAAAACAGCTGCAGCTTCTGATGAAGCCACAAGTGCTGGTGCTCTTACAAGTAATAATTATAATATAAGTCATACATTAACTTTAGATGGTACTTTAGCAGATGACGCTGTATTGGCAGACTTTGTAGTAACATCGGATAAATGTTTAGCAACTTCTGCTGTTTATGGGGTATCTAGTCTTAAATGTCATGTTGAGATACATACAGTAGCTGCTGGTTCATTTAAAGTAAGTATTACAAATAAATCAGGCGGCACATTGGCAAATGATTCCACAATGGTTTTAAATTACACGATTTTATAGAGGATAAAAAATGAGTAGAAGTAGAGATTTATCAAAGGGCGCAACTAGAACAGAATTTGTTTTTACAGCAACATCTGGTCAAACGACTTTTTCCGAAGATGATACAAGTACAGCATTATCATATAGTGTTGGTAAAATAGATGTATTTAAACAAGGACTAAAATTAAAAGCTGCTGATTTTACTGCTACAAACGGCACAAGTGTTGTATTAGGTAGTGGTGCAAGTACTGATGATATAGTTATTGTTGTTACATATGGAGTATTTCAAATTGCAGACTTAGGGACAGCTCTAACAGCAGATTTAAATATTCAAGGTAATGGAATCGTAGGTTCAGCAATTACTTTAGATTGTGCAGGTGATATTACATTAGACGCTGACGGCGCAGATGTTATATTTAAAGACGCTGGTACAGAATTTGGTCGTATTACAAACTCATCAACAGATATGGTTATTCAAACTGCTGTATCTGATAAAGACTTTATACTAAAAGGTAATGATGGTGGTGCAACAATAACAGCGCTTACTGTTGATATGTCAGCTGCAGGTGCGGCTACATTTAACAATGATGTAACTGCTTTCTCAGATGTAATGCTTAAAGAAGAAATAGATACTATTGATAACGCTTTAGATAGAGTACAAGGAATGAGAGGTGTTTTCTTTAAAAGAAAAGACTTTGCTGGTAGTAGACAAACAGGTGTAATTGCTCAAGAAGTAGAACCATTTCTTCCTGAGGTGGTAAGAGAAACTAAGGACGAAAAGAAAATCAAGTCTGTTGCATACGGCAACATGGTTGGAGTACTTATTGAAGCAATTAAAGAATTAAATGCAAAAATAGAGAAACTTCAACATGCCGATAAAAAGTAGTCCAGCTACCCTAGCAATATCAGAAATTGTAACCGAGTTCGGTGATGACGCCGGTGGGTCAGATTCTCTATCAGAATATTATAAGGGCGGTGCCAATGTTAATGATGTTGACACAAATAGTAATATACCAGCTTCTGGTGCAATAGACATAGGCGATTTCTATGGTGCAGGTAATGCTGTAGCTGCAGCTGCTAGTGCAGGAACTAATGTTGATGTTGCACCCTTATTTGCAAGTCCAGACACATGGACAAATGCTGTTGCAAAAATAGTAACAATCGCTTCACCAATTCAAATCGTAGGTAACAATGTTGCCTTAACTGTTCCAGCAAACATGGCAGGAACACTTGATATTCAAAATGCAGGAAACATTATTGGTTCAAGAGGTGCTGCTGGTAGTGCAAGTTCAGGTGCCGGTGGTGCAGCTGGAGGTGCAATCTCAGTTCTAGTAGCCGGTGTTTCAATAAATAATTCAGGAACTATCTCTGGAGGCGGAGGTGGTGGAGGCGGAGGCGGAATAGGCGCATCCGCTAGTTCAACAAGCACAACAAACTTTGGTGGTGGAAGTTATACAGGAAGTCCTCCAAGTGGTCGAGGTTGGAATCAGAATTGGGGTGGACAAGGTGCTAACCAATCACCAGGCGCTTTCTATGATGGTACTAATTATGGTCCTGCTGGTGGTCCAAACACTACAGGTTTGAGTCAATCAAGTCCAACAGGCACAGGAACAATAAGTAGAGGGAACCCATTAGGTGATGGTAACCCAGCTGCTGGTCATACTAAAAGATATAATTTTGGTTCCGGTTCTTACACTACTACAACTACTACACCAGGTGGTGCCGGTGGTGCAGGTGGAACTGGATATGGATTTGATTCATCAAATGTTGTAAACGCTGCCAGTGGTGCTTCTGGTTCTTCACCAGGTGGTGCAGCCGGTGGTGCAGGTGGGGCTGCAGGTGCAGCTGGTACAGCTGGTACGGATAGTCCTACAACCGGTGGGGCTGGTGGTGCAGGTGGTAATTCAATTACATCTCCTGGTTCAGTAAACTATACAGTATCTAATACAGGTACAATAAATGGAACACAAGGATAATGCCAGCAAGAATAACATATAACGAAGGAACAATTACTGGTGGTAAAGACCATGTTTATTGTGAATTTATACTTGTAGGTGGTGGTAATACAAATCACGGTGGGCAAGTAATTAAGAATTTTGCTAGAATTAAATGTAAAACTATTGTAAAAATTATGATAGGTGCAGGTAATATAAAAGGTTGTAAATCAACAATTACATGGAGTGCAAGTGATAACACAAAATCTCAAATTACATCTGATTATGGTTTTGAATATTTAAAAGATAGTCTTTGGCATGATGATACAATTACTGCAAAGGGTGGTGAAGAAACACTACTTATAGATAATCTAACAGGTGAAGAAGTTAGATATGGTGATAATGTAAATAAACCAGGAACTTGTGCAATAAAAATGCTGACAACAGAGTATAATAATGTAGTAGGTGGAAATCTTTGTTCAGAAGTAAAAACTGATGGAGATTATACAATTTTAATTTGGAACCAATCAAGTAAATTTCAGGTATCATAATGGCACATTTTGCAAAAATAGGAACAACCAAAATAGTAGAAGATATTGTCTTTCTAGATAATACTGTTACAGCAAGTGTTTATTTAGACGCTGATGATAGTGATACTGAAAAATCTATTGAAGTAGAACAAAACGGTATAGATTACTTACAAAGTATTTTTGGTAGTGATACTACATGGGTACAATGTTCATTTAACACTTGGGCAAATAAACATAACTTAGGTGGTACTCCATTTAGATATAATATGGCTGAAATTGGTTATACATATGATTCTTTGAGGAATGCATTTATTCCGCCTAAACCAGGTGATGGATATATACTTATAGAAAAAACTTTACAATGGACTTCAACAGCAGATTTTTCAAATAATTATATTAATAGATTAAGGACTTATAGGAGTGATATCTAATGGCGGTTACACAAAAAACAGCAGAAAATTTTAGTATAGACCAAGGGGCAACCTTTAGTAAAAACTTTACTATTACTACAGATGGTACTACTGCTTATGATATAACAGGTTTAGTTTTAGTATCACAGATGAGAAAAGGTTTTGATTCATCTAGTGTTACAGCAACATTTACAGCGAGTGTAGTTACAGCTGCAAGTGGTATATACAAATTATTATTATCAGAACCTACTACAACCCAGATAGAAGCTGGTAGATATGTTTATGATGTAGAATTAATATTGGCAGACTCAACAGTAGAAAAAGTACACTATGGTGTTATTACTGTAAATCCAGAGGTAACCAAGTTATAATGAATGATTTACAAGAATTTTTTAAATCTGTTGCAGTAGAAAAAAATAAAGTATCTGAAGAACAGGCACGAATACATGCAAGAGAGCAAAGATTAGAACCACAAGTTAAGGTCGAATTAAATGACCTATCAGACTTTTTTGGTACACTAGCAAATACTAAAAGAAATCTTGCACCTAAAACTATAATGGATTCTGTAACTCCAGCAAAACCAGAACAAACAAAAATGAATTTAGAATTAGAAAGTTTCTTTAACAGACTTTCTACTTTTGAAAATGCATTAGAAGAACAAATTAATATACCTACTCCAGAAGATAAAGTTGAAGTAGTTATATCAGAAAAAGAAGAAAAATCAAGTACTCAATTACTTGCAGACGCTATGACTAAATTTACAAAAGATAGTCCTGGTCATATGGCGCCACCTATAATTACAGAAGAAAAATCTGAATTAAATAAAATTAAAGAAGAATTTAGACACTTTAAAGAAATGGTTATTAAACAAATGTCATCTATTGGTGGCGGTGGTGAAGTCAATCTATTAAAACTAGATGATATCGACACAGGTGCAATAGGTGATGGTAAAGTATTATCATATAATGCTTCAACAGGCAAATTACAATTTGTTACAGGTGGTGTAGGTGCATTAGCAGACTTAACAGATGTTGATGATACTGATTTAGCAAATGATTCTATTATGCAATATAATTCAACTTCTGGTAAATTTGAATTTACAAATGAATTAGACGGAGGTACTGTATAATGCCTGTTGCAATTAAGATAAAAAGATTTGAAACTCTTGGTGATGTACCTAATACTTCAGAGTTAGTAGACGGCGAAATTGCTGTTAATATTGCTGATAAGAAAATTTATGTAAGAGATGGTTCAACTGTTGTTGAAATGACAGCAGATTTAAGTTCTGTCGCTGAAGATATAATACCTGATGGTAATGGTACAAGAAGTTTAGGAAGTGTTGCCAAAAGATGGAAAGATTTATTTCTTGCAGGAGACACAATTAACTTGGGTGGTGCATTAATATCATCTGACGGAACTGGTCAAGTATCAGTATCGGCAACAGGTGTAACATTACCTACCGAATCTAAAGATGAAGACGGAAATAGACTTGCAGTACAAGGTACAGGTCCGGCAGGACAAGTAATCAGAAAAGTACCATTCTTTACAGCAGCTGGTGGTCTTAATACCATTAATAAAAATTTTGAATTTAATTCTACAATTGATAATAGAACGGCGTTTGGGGATTCACACACATTTACATTAGCAAATGGAAGTGATATAGCTAATGCTGATGTAACTCTATTTCAATTTTAGATAAATAGTAAGAACGAGAGAGAATAAATATGGCAGTTAAAACACCTATACGAGGAGTTTTTGATAGTGGAACAGCAACAGGACTTGCTGAGTTTCAATCAGGAGATTTTATAGCACTAACCCATGGTGGTTTGGGTGCCGCATTATCTATTGGGTCCGCTGGTCAAGTATTAAAAGTTAATTCTGGTGGTTCGGCAGTAGAATTTGGCTCTGTTGAAACTGTATTAAACATAGATGGTGCGACAGACGGTGCAGGTATTACATTAGTACCTACAGATAAACTTTTAGTATCTGATAATGGTACTGAAAAGAAAATAAATGCACAAGATTTAAAATTTAATATCGCAGATGAATCTTCAACTTCATCAGCAATAGGAATTACAGACACATTAACAATAACTGCTGGTGCAGGTATTGATACTTCTATATCACAAAAAACTTTAACTATTTCAGGTGAAGACGCTAGTACATCTAATAAAGGTGTTGCTTCATTTAGTAGTGATGACTTCGCTGTATCAAGTGGTGCAGTTACAGTCAAATCAGGTGGTATAACAAATACACAACTTACAGGTTCAATTACAAATGCTAAATTAGCAAATTCATCTGTAAACTTTGGTGGAATTTCAGTAGCACTTGGTGCTTCTGATACAACTCCTGCTTTTGATTTATCAGACGCCACTAGTTATCCAACATCATCATTAACAGGTACAATTACTAATGCTCAATTAGCAGGTTCTATTGTAGCTGCAAAATTATCAGGTTCAATTGGTAATGATAAATTATCAAATTCAGGATTTACTCTTGTAGATACATCATCTACATCAACAACAATTTCATTAGGTGAAACTTTGCAAGTACAAGGTACAACTAATGAAGTAGAAGTATCATTAAGTGGCGATACAATGACAGTAGGGTTACCAAATGATGTTACTATTGCAGGTAATTTAACTGTAAGTGGTACAACAACAGAAGTATCATCAACAACAATTAATGTTGCAGACCCATTATTAAGTATGGCGACAAATAATAATGCAGCTGACGCTGTTGATATAGGATTTTATGGATTATATGATACAAGTGGTTCACAAGATTTATATGCTGGATTGTTTAGAGACGCCAGCGATTCAGGTAAATTTAAATTATTTAAAGATAATCAGGCTGAACCAAACACAACAGTTAATGTTAGTGGTACAGGTTATGCTGTAGGAACACTGGTTGCAAACTTAGAAGGAAATATTACAGGTGCCGTAACAGGAAATGCAGATACAGCTACAACATTAGCAACTGCTAGAAATATAAATGGTGTATCATTTAATGGTTCAGCAAATATAGATGTAGGTACTGTAACTTCAGGTTCAACATCTATAACATCTAATTTGGGTTCTATGGCATTAAACTCAGAAAGATTAGACATACCTGTAGGGTTTATTACGATAAACATAGGTGGCACTAACTATAAATTGCCTTATTATAGTGTATAAATAGTATAGAGGAATTAAGATATGGCAAACCCAAATAGTAGAGAAAATTTAAAACAATATGCTTTAAGAGCGTTAGGTAAACCTGTATTAGATATTAATGTTGATGATGACCAACTAGAAGATAGACTAGATGAGGCTATGCAATATTTTGCACAGTATCATTCAGATGGTATTCGTAGAACATATTTAAAATACAAACTTACTACTGCTGATAAAGCAAGACTTTCTGATAAAACAAGAAGTACTGAATCTTCTACTGACTTAGAAGAATCTGGTGTATCATCAACACATTTTGAACAAGATAATTATATCGTTGTTCCGGATAGTGTTATTGCTGTTACAAACATATTTCCTTTTTCAGATAAAGGTAACTTAAACTTATTTGATGTTAGATATCAATTGAGATTAAATGACTTGTATGATTTCTCATCAACATCAGTAGTCAACTATGATGTTGTATTAAGACACTTAGATTTCTTAGACCATATATTAGTAGGTGAAAAACCTATTAGATATAATCAACTAGACAATAGATTATATGTTGATATGGATTGGTCAAACGATTTAACAGTAGATGAATATTTAATCATTGATTGTTATCGTAAACTAGACCCTGCTACATATACAGATGTTTATAATGACATATGGGTTAAACGATATGTTACCCAAAAATTTAAATTGCAATGGGGACAAAATTTAAGTAAATTTGCTGGAGTAACTATGATTGGTGGAGTATCACTTAATGGTATTGAAATCATGAATCAGGCAGAAACAGCGATACTTAAATTAGAAGATGAAGTTAGAAGTAACTACGAGGAACCGCCTCACTTTACAGTAGGATAATACTATGCCAACTAATCATTACTTCCAAGGTGGAAACGGCATAGGTTCATCATCAGAAAAAAAACTTTTTGAAAACCTAATTATTGAAGGTTTAAAAATTTATGGTCATGATGTATATTACCTACCAAGAACACTAGTAAACAAAGACCTTATACTTGGCGAAGATGTTGCAAGTAAATTTAATGCAGCTTATCTTTGTGAAATGTATATGGATTCTACTGAAGGATTTGCTGGCGAACAAGAATTAATAAGTAAGTTTGGTTTAGAGATTAGAGAAGATACAACATTTACTGTATCGAAAAGAAGGTGGGAAGATTTAGTCGGAGACCCTTCTACACAAATAGTTTCTGATAGACCTAATGAAGGCGATATAATTTATATGCCTTTAATGAATAGTTTCTTTGAAGTACAATTTATTGAAGACCAAGAACCATTCTTTCAATTAGGCAACTTACCTGTTTACAAATTACAAGTAACTAGATTCGAGTATTCATCTGAAAGACTTGATACTGGCGTTGCAGATATTGACGCTGCTGAAGATAAATATTCACTTGATATGTTAGCACATCAAATGAGTTTAGAAAATGAAGATGGTGCAGTACTACTCGAAAATGATAGAGCAAGTGGTGACGCTAATTACTTCTTAATGGAAACTTATGCAGTACAAACACAATCGCCTTATGCTGATAATATAGATTTAGATAGTGAGGCAGGATTTGATACAGCAAGTGTGGGTGATGATATATTAGACTTTACAGAACGCAACCCATTTGGTGAGGTAGATTTTTAAATGATAGGAGATTATTTTTACAATCAGACAATGAGAAGAATGACTATTGCATTTGGTCAAATCTTTAATAACATTCAAATCAAAAGAAGGGATTCTACTGGGAAAGTACTACAATCTATTAAAGTGCCTTTAGCATATGCCCCTAAAGAAAAGTTTTTAACAAGATTAGAACAACAACCTAATTTATCTAGCAGAGAATTTGCAGTTACACTACCTAAGTTATCTTTCGAGATTACTGGTTTATCATATGATGGTTCTAGAAAATTAACTAGAGTACAAAAATATAAAACTGTTAAATCTAATATAGATGGTAAAGTGATGAATTTTAATTATACCCCTGTTCCTTATAATTTAAGTTTTTCTTTATACTCATTTACAGCAAGTGCAGAAGCTGGTCTTCAAATAGTAGAACAAATACTACCATTTTTTCAACCAGATTATACTGTAACAGTAAATGCAATACCTGAATTAGATATTAAGAGAGATGTACCTATTGTATTAAATAGTGTATCTTATGAAGATACTTATGATGGTGCATATAATAAAAGAAGAGCGGTTATTTATACTATGAATTTTACTGCTAAGGCATACTTATTTGGTCCTGATAATACAAGTAAAACTATTAAAGAAGTTAAAATTGATTTATATGATGATACAGACACAACAAATAAGGCGAGAACAGAAAGAGTTACAACAACACCCAACCCAACAACAGCAGACGCTGATGATGATTTTGGATTTACAACTAACATAGATTTCTTTGAAGATTCTAAAAGTTACAATCCTGAAACTGATACTGATGAATAATCAGAACTTTAAAACCTTTATAAATAGTTTATATAATTAACCAGCGACTTTATTATGATATTGAATAC